ATAGTAGAAGTTATGGAATGTGTTACCTTAAAAATAGACGTTCTGGTTTTTCTTTTATGTCATCATCTGAAACAGTTCACCAAGCAACTATGTCTAGTGATGCTAGGTTTGGTATACTTTCTAAATCAGGTAGCGATGCAAAAAAAATGTTTACAGACAAGGTAGTACCTATTTCCATTAACTACCCGTTTTTCTTTAAACCAATACAAGACGGTATGGATCGTCCTAAAACAGAATTAGCGTATAGAGTACCTGCTAGTAAATTAACTAGAAAAAAATTAGGTTCTAAAGATAAGNTAGAAGAAATTGTAGGACTAGATACTACGATTGACTGGAAAAACACAGGGGACAACTCTTATGATGGTGAAAANCTAAAGNTATTAGTNCACGATGAAAGTGGTAAATGGGAAAAGCCGGATAACATATTAAATAACTGGAGAGTTACAAAAACCTGTTTAAGATTAGGTAGAAAAGTTATAGGTAAGTGTATGATGGGATCAACATCAAATGCTTTAGAAAAAGGTGGTAATAATTTTAAAAGTTTATACAATGCCTCAGATGTCAAGAAAAGGAACCGCAATGGGCAGACTAGCTCAGGATTATATTCTTTGTTCATACCTATGGAATGGAACTACGAAGGATTCATTGAACTTTTGGATTACCTGTATTCGACACTCCCGAAAAACCAGTCAAAGGAGTCGACGGAGAGTTAATAGATTATGGCGTAATAGAGCATTGGGAAAATGAAGTAGATGGTTTAAAGAACGATCAAGACGGATTAAACGAATACTACCGTCAGTTTCCAAGAACAGAAAAGCACGCTTTTAGAGATGAAGCTAAAGAGTCTATATTTAATCTTACTAAGATATACGAACAAGTAGACTATAATGAAGATTTAAAAAATACAGCAGTAGTTACAACAGGTAGCTTTGCTTGGGAGAACGGAATGAAAGATACTAGAGTAGTATTTTACCCTAATAAAGACGGTAGATTTAAAATATCTTGGGTTCCTCCGAATAATCTTCAAAATCAGGTGATAATAAAGAATGGTGCTAAATACCCAGGAAACGAACATATGGGTGCGTTTGGGTGTGATAGTTACGATATATCAGGTACAGTAGATAAAAGAGGTTCTAATGGAGCTTTGCACGGATTAACTAAGTTTAGCATGGAAGATGCTCCTCCTAATTGTTTTTTCTTGGAGTATATATCAAGACCGCAAACTGCTGAAATGTTTTTTGAAGATGTACTTATGGCTTGCGTGTTTTATGGTATGCCAATACTAGCAGAAAACAATAAACCTAGATTACTGTATCATTTTAAAAGAAGAGGTTATAGAGGTTACAGTATGAACAGACCAGATAAAGTTTGGAATAAACTATCTGTAACAGAAAAAGAAATTGGAGGTATACCAAATTCAAGTGAAGATATAAAACAAGCTCATGCAGCTGCTATTGAATCTTATATAGAGACCCACGTTGGTTATTTAGGAGAAGGTTATGGGAATATGTACATGCAAAGAACCTTAGAAGACTGGGCAAAGTTTAATATAAATAACAGAACAAAACACGATGCTTCTATAAGTTCGGGTTTAGCTATTATGGCTTGTAACAAAAACAGGTATACACCGGTAGCTACTAGGCAAAAAAGTAAAATATCTTTACCTTTTAAAAGATACGACAATAACGGATCTATTTCGAAAATAATAAAATAAATGATAGAAACTAATTACAATAGCTCGTTTCCTACACAAACTGTTAGCGATGAAGAAAAGGCTAGTTTAGAGTATGGATTAAGAGTAGCTAGAGCAATAGAGCACGAATGGTTCGGGGTTCTAGATCTTCCAATAACAGGTTTTCGTCGAACTATGCTAGATTTCATCAGCTTAGATTATACTCTAGAGGTGAGCAGTCCATTCAAAAATATAAAGATGAATTGTCAATAAACGGCGATTTATCTTACTTGAATTTAGATTGGAAACCTGTACCAGTAATACCTAAGTTTGTAGATATAGTAGTTAACGGTATATCACAAAAAAATTACGATATAAAAGCATTTGCTCAAGATCCTGAATCTAATAAACAAAGAACAGAATACGTATCGGCCATTGTTGCGGATATGAATACTAGAGAATTCAACGAAAGTATGATGTCTCAATTAGGTATGGATACTTACAACGTAGAAGATCCTTCTATGCTACCTGAAAATGAAAATCAACTTTCATTATATATGCAGCTTGACTATAAGCAGAATATAGAAATAGCTCAAGAAGAAGTAATAAATACTGTGTTAGATACTAATAAGTATACTTTAACAAAGCGTAGATTAAATTATGATTTAACTACTATAGGTATTGCAGCAACTAAAACTAATTTTAATAAAGCAGAAGGTATAACTATTGATTATGTAGACCCTGCTAATTTAGTTTATTCATACACTGAAGACCCTAACTTTGGAGATCTTTATTATGTAGGTGAATCAAAAGAAGTTACTCTTGCTGAAATTAAAAAAGAGTTTCCTCATCTTGGTAACGAGGAAATGAAAGAAATTGAAAAAATGGCAGGTTCGCGTGATTATACCACGGGGTATAGTAGTCATGACGATAATAAAGTAGGTTTAGTATATTTTGAATACAAAACTTACAGAAACCAAGTTTTTAAAATTAAAAAAACAGATCAAGGCTTAGAAAAAGCAATTGAAAAAACAGATGAGTTTAATCCCCCAGAAAATGATACGTTTAAAAAAGTATCAAGAACTATAGAGGTTATATATTCAGGTGTAAAAGTTTTAGGTTATAATAAAATGCTTAAATGGGAACTTGCTGAAAATATGACAAGACCATTTGCCGATACAACTAAAGTTTCTATGAACTACTCTATTTGTGCACCTAGAATGTACAAAGGTAAAATTGAATCTTTAGTAAGCCGTATTACAGGTTTTGCAGATATGATTCAGCTGACTCATTTGAAGTTGCAGCAAGTAATGGCTAAGATAGTTCCAGATGGGGTATTCTTAGATATGGACGGTTTAGCAGAAGTTGATTTAGGTAATGGAACCTCGTACAGTCCAGCGGAAGCATTGAATATGTATTTTCAAACCGGTAGTGTTGTAGGTAGATCACTTACGCAAGATGGAGATATGAACAGAGGTAAAATACCAGTTCAACAATTAACGTCGTCTTCAGGCCAAGGAAAAATAGCATCTTTAATTAATACGTATCAATATTACTTACAGATGATTAGAGACGTAACTGGTTTAAATGAAGCGAGAGATGGAAGTACTCCAGATAAAAACGCTTTAGTAGGGCTGCAAAAGATGGCTGCTAATCAATCAAACGTTGCTACAAGACATATATTACAAGCTAGTTTATATTTAACTCTTAAAACTTGTGAAAACATATCTTTAAAAGTAGCTGATGTAATAGAGTTTCCTTTAACTAGACAATCGATAGAATCAAGTATTTCCGTTTACAATGCTGAAATATTAAAAGAAATTGTAGATTTAAACCTTCACGACTTTGGAATCTTTTTAGAACTAGAACCAGACGAAGAAGAAAAACAGCAGTTAGAACAAAACATACAGGTTGCGTTACAGGCTGGTGGAATTAACTTAGAAGATGCTATTGATATCAGACAAATAAAAAACATTAAGTTAGCTAACGAGTCTATTAAATTTAAAAGAAAGAAAAAAGAAGAAGCAGATAGAGCGGCTCAGCAAGCTAATATACAAGCGCAAGCGCAAGCAAACGCACAGGCATCAGAGGCAGCGGCTATGGCGGAAGTGCAAAAACAGCAAGCGCTAGCACAGACTAAAATACAAATAGAGCAATCAAAATCTCAATTTGATATTCAAAAACTACAACAAGAAGCTGAAATTAAAAAGCAATTAATGGAAGTTGAATTCCAATACAATATGCGTTTAGCAGAAGCTAATTCTGGTGTAAAAAAAGAAAACGAAAAATATAAAGAAGATCGTAAAGACGATAGAACAAAAATACAAGCAACTCAACAAAGCGAGTTAATTGATCAAAGAAAAAATGATTCTTTACCAAAGAATTTTGAATCTGCAGGGTTTGACAACCTCGGTGGATTTGGCCTAGAGCAATTTGAACCTAGGTGATAACTATTTACTAATTTTATAATATTATATCATGTCAGACACAATTAAAGTGGATCTTAGAGAAGGTCCTAAAACAGTTGAAGATAACGTTACTAAAGTAGATTTATCTAAAACAGAAAAAACAGAAACAGATGCCGTTCAAGAGCAAACAACAGATGAAGCTGTGCTTCAAAATGAAAAACCCGAAGTGGGATTGCAAGAAGTGGTTGAAGAAAACAAACAAGAAGATACTGAAGAAGTAATTACAATAGGTGAAGTTACTGAAGAAACAGTTGAAGAAAAAGAAATACAACAAGTAATAGAGTCTACGCCTAAAGCTGATTTACCTGAAAACGTAGAAAAGCTAGTTGACTTTATGAAAGAAACTGGTGGAACATTACAGGATTACGTTAGGTTAAACGCTGATTATAGTAATGTAGATTCAGATACATTGTTAACAGAATATTACAAACAAACAAAGTCACATTTAGACGCTGCTGAAATTGATTTTTTAATGGAAGACAGTTTTGA